TCATGGACGATGTTCTTTCAGCGAAGTGACGTGAATCTCCGAAACGAGTGGAGCAATTATACCAACTGGCCGTACAATTATCTGCCGTATGACATTATACCCGCCCCCATCGACGACCGATGGAAACCGGTTTCGTTTAGTGAGAATGTGACTACAGCAAGCGACATCCAGACAACTGCATGGAGAGACCGACCTGATTTTCAGTTCGACCGCTACTACTATGACAAAAATGGACCGGAGGATGGAATCGGTCCAGGTATCAACCCCCGCGATAAACGCCTCACTGGACTTCATATCACGGGCGATTTCCAATCCGAGAATGAACGCGACATTTTACAGATGTTGGGAATCTCTTTGAATGGGAAGTATCGAGAGAATCTGTTGGATGCGGGAGTGTACAATTACGTGGAGAAATATACGCGCACTCGCGGAAGTGCGAAACCGGGGATATACTGTTACAATTTTTGCCTGAACTCGGACCCCTATGACCTGCAACCCAGCGGTGCGATTAATATGAGTAAGTTTAACCAAATTGAACTAGAGCTGACGACGATATATCCGCCGTTGGATAGTGCGGCTGAAGTGAAGGTGATTTGCAATCCGAACACGCGAGAGATTATCGGGTTGAATAAACCGAATGTGAATATCTATCTCTATAACTATGACTTTCATATCCTGGAAGAGCGGTATAATGTACTTACATTTATCTCTGGAAATTGTGGTCTAATGTACGCGCGTTAATAAATCGCGTGATAATATTCTCTTCTATATATAATTACCCCCCCCGACAATGTTCGACGACGACGATGATGATGATAAAGAAGAAGGCACTTTTAGCAAAGTTGGCGGAATGTTTGGCGGAGATGACAAAAAAGACGAGAAAAAAGGCGAACCCAAGCAAAAAGTCGCACCCAAGTCATTATTTGACATTGAGGCGTTAAAAGAGTTTGGGACGAGTGTATTGTCTCTTTTTATTGAAACCTTGGTTATTTCGATTCTTTGTGTGAATATTATGTTTTACTGTGCGCCCGAAAGTATACGAAATAATAGTCTACATCTTGAAGAATTATTCCCAACCGACCGTTCAAATTGGCCCTATTGTTATACAAATGAATATACGGCATGTGAAGCCGATTGTGATGATAAATTCGGCGGAATCGCGGATGACCCGAAAATCGAAACACCTAAGAAGATTTACCTGAAAATCGCGATTCTTCTGGATACCTACGTATTCAAATGGTTCTGCCTGTCAAAAGAGGACGTAGATATGGTAAAGAATAGCGTAGATGAAGGCGTAACACAAGTCAACTTGTTACATTGGGATTTCATTAAAACCCGTTTCAAGCAGTGGGTTAACAACTCATTCATATTTTCATTTTCATCTGACCGTGCAATGTTAGTCGCGTTATTCGGATACATTACCAAATTATCGATGAATATACCGAAAGAGTTGTACAAGGCGACATCCCCATTAATCATTATATTGATACCATTTGTTCTTGTATTGTTGGGGATGTTTGTCTTGATGGGTGGACCATTTTTCACAACTGTAATTGGAATGATTTTGAATCAGACTGAACAGAGTAAAGAGTATATTGGAGGGTCATTATGGTCGATGTTCACTGCATTTAGTTTGGGTATATTCCCGATTGTGTCATTTGTCGTGCAACTCTTGCAATTTATCGGAACAATCGTTATTTATCCACTTCTTCATTGGGACCAATATCGGGAACTTTATTCGAAATATGTTCCGATTATATTCTTCTTCTTTAACTTGACACTCATGTTTTATGCATTTGAGTTCCTGGATTTGAATGTGGCTGCAATTATTATCCTCATGTTGCTGGTATTATATCTCTATCATTATTGGCAAGGTATTATGGAATTCTTCACTGCAATCAAAAATTGGAGTGGATGAACGCCGGTTGTGAATACCATCGAGTGAAAGAACATAAACAATTTGTCATATAAAGTAATATATTGTTTTATACGACTTGACCTCACGTTTCTCTTATACGTGACGAAATGGGACATAAAAAAGGCGGCGCTACACCTGCAACAATACCCGCGCAACCAATGATAGGCCGTGTACCTGAAAAATCAACACCTGAATATTTCAAATCATACCCGTTTGTGAGTGTATGCACCCCAACATTCAATCGACGCCCCTTTATTCCGGCGATGATTACGTGTTTTAATAACCAGGATTATCCTCAAGACCGTATGGAGTGGATTATTATTGATGACGGAACTGACCCGGTCGAAGATTTGGTTGCGTCGCATCCTCGTGTGAAATACTTCAAATATGACACGAAAATGCCGCTTGGAAAGAAACGTAATCTCCTTCATGAGAAGTCACGCGGTGAGATTCTAGTCTACATGGATGATGACGATTATTACCCACCGCAACGTGTTTCTCATGCGGTACATATGCTGATGACGCACCCGGAGGCACTTTGCGCCGGTTCAAGCGAAATATACATTTATTTTAAACATATCGGGCAAATGAAACGGTTTGGTCCATATGGCCCGAATCATGCAACTGCAGGGACATTTGCGTTCAAACGTAAACTCTTGAAACAACACCGATATAATGATGACGCCTGTTTGGCCGAAGAACGTGCATTTCTGAAAGACTACACTGTTCCATTTGTACAATTAGACCCGATGAAGGTGATTTTAGTGTTCTCGCATGAACATAATACATTTGATAAGCGTAAACTCTTAGTCAATGCGAATCCGGATGTGGTGCGTGATTCGCCGAAAAAGGTGATGGATTTCATAAAAGACCATGCACTTCGCCGGTTTTATATGGTAGACCTTGAAAAACAATTGGAGGATTATGCGCCGGGACGACCTGAAATGAAACCGGATGTTATCGAACAAACGCGGCATCTGGAAATGGAACGGGCGAAAATGGTGGAAGACGCGGCCGCGCGAGGAGGCGGTGGCGGTGGCGGTGGCGGTGGCGGCGCCGATGGCGGGCAAATCCTGTTACAACAACCAGGGCAACCTCCAGTCGCACTGAATAACCAACAAGTAGTCGAGATTATTCAGAAACTACAAGTCGACGTGGATGAGCGTAATAAAGTGATAGACCAGTTACGAGATGAGTATCGTATACTTCAATCCAAGTATGAACTTCTGGTGACTCAAAAAGAACGACATGGACAACCGGAACAGGATAAAGAAGTAATATATATGTAATGCGGCGAAGGAGTGCGATACATGGGTAAATCGCGATTTGATATATAACGAATGTTTATACATCAAATGGAATGGAGTCATGGAATCATGGAATCATGGAATCATGGAACGAAGTCATGGAATTTAGACCTTCACAACCTCTACAGACTTGATAAGCAACACCAGAAAACTGTTCTTTGACTCGTGAATAACGAACTCGCGCGTCTTGTTATATTCTTGAAATTTCTCTGTAAGAACATTCTCAATCTCGCCAACTGGAAGGTCATCATCTTTTGTTTTATACTTACTAGATGCGTGGTCCTGGTCTTCGTCTTCGTCGTCATTATGGCGGTGACGTTTTCGTCCACCACTTTTTGACTTGGACTTCGATGACGACGATGAGACCGGTTTATCAGATTCAAGGTATTCCCAATCACCCACCGCCTCTAAGGTTTGGTCGTTTGGCATGAATACAATCGAGTCGGAATTGAATACAATCGCAGACCCAGGTGCATGGTCGTATTTATCGAGTTCAATCTCGGTGATTAAATCAAACTCGTCGAGAAACTGGGTTTTACGAATATAACTACGAATATACCCAATAATCTCAGGTGTCAGTTTCACAGTGTATGTCTTTTCGCTGTCGCTGTCGCTCCCGCTTTCACTTCCACTACCGCTCCCGCTTTCACTGTCGCTGCCACTGTCGCTACCGCTAGCGTCGTCGTCGCTTTCGTGGTCCTTACGGTCCTTACGGTCGTGTTGTTTCTGACTACGACCGCCACCAGACGCCTTCGGGGATGACGTATTTATAGAAATACATTCCACTTCCGTATTCAATATCAATCTGTATTTCGAATCCAGTGAAATAGATGCGCCCATTCTAATGAATAATAAACGAATGAAATGTTTCTAAATAACTCTTATATCTTTTTGGGTTTATTCAAACGCGTCCGTCCGTCCGTCCGTCCGTCCGTCCGCTATCCGCCATTATTGTCATTTGCTTCAGTTTCATATTCAATCACGCTCCCCCCCGGCTCCATTTTTTCCATATATTTGTCTAAATATCGATAGATACGATTCACATCCAGTTTCGTAATCTCATACATTTCCAATATACGCGGTATTTCATCCTCGGTATATTGTTTTTTCAGTGTTAAGAAAAATGCGAAGAGGTCTTTCTGGTCCATAGAGAGTTGCATACACAAATTCTGTATGAAAAGTTGGTTATTGTACTCGGTGCTGTATTTCGTAAGCACCTTGGTGAATCGGACCTCTGTTGGATGAAACCGCGGTTTTTTAGGGAACGATTTATGATACAGGTAATGATTGTAGAAGGTCTTAATCAGAGACGAGAGTTCATTGAACAACCATATCTGGTTCTGGAATGTAATACGGTCAAAATAGTCGGCCTGGCATATATTGTCAAGGATGAGTTTATAAAACGGTGCAGATACGTCAATCGGCATCTTTTCCAATACATCAATCACGTTTTCATGCCATAATAATCCAATTGTAGTTCGGTCCGTCTCATTGATGAGCACATTGTGTTCGGATATAGAGTATTCCGTATTCAATAGTTTTTCGGTGATTTTCTTGATGTCTTCATTATATGTTTTCGGTTGAAAGATGGCGTGAAGTATATTATTCGCGAGGATTGTATTCGACTTTTTACTCATCTCGGCCACAGCGCCAAGTTTGCGCAGGTTGCCTTGGACAAACGCGACGATATTCTTTCGCATTCCCGCATCAATACTCCCTCCACCCATCGTCATATCGATGATTTGCGTCATTTGTGTAGGCGTAGGTGTTTTCAGTTCATAGACATAACACACCTTCATCAGTTCTTTGATTTTCTTGTCGACATGGTAATTTCCAATACAAATGATGGGGTTCATCGTGATTTCTTCCTGTTTCTGTTTCTTCGTTTTTTTAGGGCGAATCAACTTGATGAGGGATGTAATTCCGCCCTTGTCGCCATTATTCATCCCATCCAATTCATCCATGACGACGACGATTTTCTGGACTTTACGCTGGAAGATGGACATGATATTCTTGTCGGATATGTTGTGTTGTGTAATCGAGTCGATGATGGACTTATTGCGTATATCGCCCGCATCATATTTCACGATGTCATAGTTTAGTTCTTTCAATAATCGGATAACGAACTCCGTTTTTCCGGAACCTGGCGCGCCATAGATGTATATCCCGCGCTTGAATGTAAGGTCGCTTTTGTTCTTTTGAAATGACGCCAAGAAATCGCGAATATTATTATAAATGGATTCTCGACCGAGGAATTGGGTATAATTCATGGATGATGGACGTATGGTGGATGGATGTATCGTTGATGGATGTATCGTTGATGGATGTATGGTTGTTTGTTCTATTTTATTCATGATACAATACACTAATTGAATACCTTTTTTTGTTTTTATATATTATAACCGGGTATATTCACAAAATGGACGCAATTCAACAACTGTTTACTCCTCTCGATAAGGATTACTGTGTACTATTTTACTGGCTTACTGTCGTGAATTTAATTTTCTTGGTGGTCGCCTGTTTTGGGTTCATCGTATCGCTGGTACTCCTATTTAGGGGAAAAATAACCCTTATGAGCGGATTTTATTCGTTTTTGATGATTTTAATCTACGGATTGACCTACTTCCAGGCGCGCCTCTTCTACTCCATGTGCGCAACGAGCAATATGAAGGCTGGAACCGGTATGTTTGGAATCGGTTCGCCATCGGATTCTCTCCCCGCAGTGGCTCAGCACGCGTCACTTGCGGCACCGGGTGCTTACCATATGTAGATACCGTACCATCTCGCAGCGTCGAATGACATACAATCGTAGTTTATGTCATTCCAAATAAGTGTTGTTATGTAGCACATTTAAGCGAACTTGCACGCGACGCTTTACCATCTAAGATTCCTTCCCATGGAACATATGCTTTATCATTACCGGTGAGTCCGGCTGTATCATACTTGGTATTTTGGATTTTTGTAAAACTACTACACGGAGTATCTGAAGCTGTTGCAGGTATGGTCGGTACTGTTGCGAATAATCCATAATTATCAACACATACTGCAGCATCACCTACGCCACTTACATCCATACGGTCAGGGCATTTTGAAATCTCAGGTGGCCATTTCTGTGAACTTTTTGACTTCCATAGCAAAATAGCGACGGTTCCAACCGATATGATAAACGCGATGATTCCGAGCAGTAACGCCATCTTTTGAACTGACAGACTGGTAAAACTGCTAAATAGTCCACCGCCTCCGCCACCGTCGCTTCCACTTGAACCGGATGAAGAACTTCCAAAAGCAGAAGAACCCACATTCTTAGCACTTGAAATAATATCCATATCGAACCTACCTATATAATTATGATGTAATAAAATAATATAAAATATTCTATATAATACACAGAATATTATACAATGAATCGATTCGAGTATCGCGCCTTACCGGAAGAAACCTTTATTGGACAACCTAAAAATGGGCGTCTGGATATTGTTACGCCGCCAACACAGGACCAGTTTGCCCTTTATGATAGAAATCCAGTACATCAGTGCGTGACCTATCGCGATGCTCTCAACGGCATTTGGGAAAATACGGCGCTATCCAATGCATTCTTTAGCAAGGAGAATATGCAGATTATCCAGAACGGTATTCGCGCAGGTGTTTACGTTCGTTCACGTGGGAAATATGTCATTGGCGAACAGGACTGCGACACATTGCGAATCATTATGCGCACCATATACCTTCAGAATTCGGCAAATGCTCCCACCGATATCCGTGAGCAGATTATCGAGTTGAATGAATTAGTATTTGAATATTGTGTTCCTCGTGTGCATGGTGAGGCGGAGGGATACATTCAGTATAAGCGCGATGTGAGTAACATGTATACGCCGATTGCGCGGCCTAATTTCTCGGATTACAAGCACAAGACGCTGGAGTTGAAGCCGTGGTTTTAACTTATAC